TGTTGGAATAATTGCTCTAGGAAAACTTATTGGAACGGTTGCAGGTCATCTTTGGGCTGCTAAAGACAGAATTGGGGAAGGTATAGCAGCTATAGGTGACTTTTTTAATGCTTGGAAAGAAAGTGTTGTAATGATTATGCAAGCTATAGGCAACACAATAAGAGAACCTTTTAATACTTTTACAGAATTTGTAAGCAATGCGTTTACAGGCGCAGTAGATGGAATTAGAAATGCTTTTCAATCAATTCCCGATTTTGTTAGGTCTATTATTAATGCCGCTACAGCCCCTATTAGGACTTTTATGAATACTATTAAAAAAGCATTAGCAGCACTACGTAATTTATTAAGAAGAAGAGCAGCCGCAAATTCATCTAGTAATAATAATGGTGGCTCACCACCAACACCTAGGGCAAAAGGTGGTTTAATTACTAGTCCTGAAGTAGCATATATAGGAGAACAAGGTAATGAATATATAATACCTGCAAGAAAAGCTGGTGCATTTAGTAGGAATTATTTAGCAGGTATGCGAGGCAATGCAGCAATTCCTAGATTTGCTGAAGGTGGTTTTACTGGTACTCCAAACGTAAATATCACAACAGGCGCGGTAACACAAATGAATGGCACTAATTTTATTACTACTAATGATTTAGCTTCTGCTGTTCAAAGTGGTATAGATCAGACATTAACACTTTTACAATCTGATTTAAGAACTAGACGCTCACTAGGTATGGCATAATGGCAGATTTTGATATATTAACTTTTTTAGAATATTACGCTGATAAATCTAGTGTTTTAAATGGAAGTGGTAAAAGATCTCCTACTAATGCATATCAAAATTTTTATCAATCAGCGCAAAATTTAACAGCAGATTCAGGTATAGATCAAACTTTAGATTTTAATTATTTAGCATTTGACGCTTCTGGTTTTGCTTCTACCGAAGCTTCTAGTATTAGTAATTTAACAATAAATTTAGCAGCTACAGCCGCTATTATTGACCTTACAGATACTGCAATTGGTGGTGATCGTCTTGTAATTGCTTCTTTATACACTCAATCCATAGGCCAAGATACATTTTCTAATTCTGCCTCTCTTATCTGTAGATTTACAGGCACGATAGACAACGCTTCAGTTAATGATACTACTGTTACATGGACTGTTAGCCCTGCAATATCAAAACAAAAAGCACAAGTACCATCAAGACGTATTAGCAGTGATTTAATGGGAAGGTTTGTTGCAACATGACTAGTTCTATTTTTGTAACAAATATAGAAGCAATTTTAGAAGATGGTACTGAAGTTTCAAATGTATCTGGTTTTGTAATAGATAATAAAAGAGTTTTTAAATTAAATGATGGCACAGTTTTAACTGGCACAAAAAAAATAAAAAATATAAAAAGTTCTTTACTTGTAGTACCTGCTGACATTTTGCCATACATTAATAATATGGAGAATGAATAATGACAGGTAGAAGATATTCTTTTATTAAAGGTGTTGGAAAGAGGTCATCATTGTTTACTAGTGATGCACAAAAAAAATCAGAGGTAGGGCAAGATGCACAAATATTAGATGAAAGTTTAGAAAATTTTAAAAAACCTAATAGTGATTTAGATGTATCACAAAAAATAGCAACAACAGGTGAAACTGTACCTATTGTTTTCGGTAAAAGAGCTAATAATATAGGTGGTGTTTGGATGCAACCATCTTTAATAAAAGCAGGTACAGAAAATTTTACACAGAAATTACTTTTTGTAATATCACAAGGTGAAATTTCAAGCAGCCCAACTAAATCAAAAGCATATACAGGATTAAGAAAATTAAGTTTTTTAGATGATACATCTGTAAGTCTTACTCATATATATGCAACAGCAGCATCATTAGCATCATCTCCTAATTCATGTCCTATATCTTCTACTGGTTTATTTTGTGGTAATGATATTTATACATATTTGCAAGAAATGTCTAAAGCAAGTTCAGGTAGTAATTTAAGTGTTGAACCAGATTTAGCTGTAGATTATAAAGGCACAAAAACAATTACTAAAGGTACAGGCGATACATCTAATATAACTTTTGTCATGTCTTCACAAGTTTTTGATGCTGAAACAGGTGATAATGTTACAACTGCATGGCAAAATTATTCAGGATATTCTGGAAATTTTTTATTTAATTCAAGATATTCAGGAAGTACTTTAATAGGCGGTCAAACAGTAGGTACAATAATTGATTTTAATGCATTAGTTGGTTATTCAGGTCAGCTATTACCACCACTTACAGGTTCTAATTTAACTGCTTTACAACAGGTAAGCGGAGGTAGAACAAAATTTGTTTTTAAATATACTTTTGTTTCTGTTAATACTCAAACTAATACAAGCAACCCTGCTAGTACTGGTACTTTAGAAGGTACACAAGATGAAATAACTATAGGTACAAGTACAACAATACAAAACACCTCAAATAATAATTCTAGTTTTGCTGATATTACTTTTTTAGCTTCATCAGGAAATTTATTTGAAGAACAAACTGCTGGTACTTTTCCTTCTTCAACTAAACAACTTTATATATTTTATGAACAGGGTGTAAAAGTAGATTTATTTAGTGCTGGTTTATCTGGCTCTAGTTATACAAATGGTGCGAGTAATCAATTTATAGATTTAGCAATGCATTTATTTAAGCTATATAAAAAAATTGATGGTAATAATACAGCTACTATTGTTGCACCTGTAGAACTTACTAATTTACAAAGTTTATCTACATTTTGTACTAATAACAGTATGTTTTTTAATGGAATAATTTCTAAAGCTGTTAATATTATTGATTTTATAACAAAAATTTCTCCTTATTATTTTTTATCTTTTTTATCAGTAGGCGGTAAATATCAATTTGCCCCAATATTACCTATTAATGGCAGTAACCAAATAGATACAACAGCCTTAACACCTACCATGACATTTACAGAAGCAAATATTATTCAAGGTTCATTTTCTAAAAGTTATTTAAGTGTTGAAGAAAGAAGGGATTTTGTAGCAAATTCTATTTATACCGAATGTGTACCAACAGCAGTAGCAAGAAGAAAGACAGTTAGTGTAAGGTTTACATCTAGCGCATTAGATTCACCTACTGAACAGTTTGATATGAGTGATTTTTGCGCTGATGTAAATCATGCAATTTTGTATGCAAAATATGAACTAGCAAGGCGAAAACATAGCACACACAATATAAGTTTTTCTACATCATTATTAACAACGGCTTTAATACCAACAAATATTATAAAATTGCAATTACAAAGAAAAAATAGCGTAGGTGATGACAGGACGGAAACAAATTTCTATCAAGTTGCTACTATTACGTATGATAATGATGGAGTTAGCAATATTGAAGCATCGCATTTTCCTTTAAATGGCAGCAATGTAGCAGAAATATCTAATGAAATATCTACTGGTACTTTTACTGTTTTACAATGACTACTTTCCCCTCATTAGAACCAACAACAAGGGCTTTAGTTTATGGAGACTACCCCCAAAACACCCATGAAGGATTAAGTGGAGGTAACGTTAGATTTTTATTAGGAACTGATAGAACAGTACAAAGATTAACTATTACTTACGAATTTTTAACAGAAACAGAAGCACAAGGATTATTAACACATTACAACGGTCAAAACGGCTCTATAGAACCTTTTGATTTGTCTAGTTCAGTATGGGCTGGCTATTCAACCCCACCTGTTAGCAGTAGTGATTATAAATGGAGATATGCAGATAGTTTTCAAATTAGTTTATCTTCACCTTTTAAATATGCTACTTCTATCGAACTTATAAGCGTACCTATATAATGGCAAATTTTCCCTCTATAACACCATCTACTAGGCTTTATACACAAGGTAATTTTCCTAGTGCTATACAATCTTCTTCTACTGGAGTGACAACTGGTTTTAGGCGAGGTAATAGACGTATAAACCAAACTTTACAATTAAGTTTTAATAACTTAACAGAAGCGCAAGTTACACTAATTAGAAATCATTTTGATGGTCAAAATGGCAGTTTTAATATATTTTATTTATCTGCGGAAGTTTGGGCTGGTTATACAACACCACCTGTACCTTTAGTATCTGATTTTGCATGGTTATACGCAAATGCACCAACAATATCTGATGGAATAGTAAGTAAATGGAATGTAGAAATTGAACTAGTTTCTGTGCCTGTAGATATAGGAGATTTAACATTTGATGGTGGAGATTCTACTGCAACAGCTAGAGCATATATATTAGATGCATTAACTAGTAGCGCATTACCAGCAAGAGACAATATAATAAACTCAGGACACTCAGCATAAGTATGGCTATTACCTTAAATGCTTTTCAGCAACAAAGAAGAGATACTGCTAGTAATTGGGCAAGTAATAACCCTACATTGTTAGCTGGAGAATGGGCTTATGAAACTGATACCAAAAAGTTTAAAATTGGTGATGGTACTACTGCATATACATCTCTAGATTATGTACCTATTCCAGATACAAATAGATTATTAGCTGGAAACTTAACAGTTGGCGGTAATTTTCAAGTCAATGGTACGACTACAACTGTGAATACTAGTGTGTTAGATGTCGAGGATATTAACATTACTCTTGGAAAAGTATCAACACCTAGTGATACAACCGCTGATGGGGGAGGTATAACTTTAAAGGCCGCATCTGATAAAACTATTACATGGAGTAATGCAAACGATTCTTGGGATTTTAACCAGAATATAAACGCAGCTTCTACTTATGCTT